GCCGCGCCGTTGCATGTCGAGTCGGCCGTGACTGTCCCGACGCATCCTCCGCCGCAACACGGACACCCCGGCTGATTGCGCTTCGCCATATCAACACTCGACCCAATCGACCACCCAACCGCAGCACGTCATGACGGCGAGTCCGTGCTTGTTGGCCGCGATGGACGTCGTCGCCTTGTTCCAAACGTCGACGGTGAGTCCCGAGTCGACGCCCGCTCCGGTCGGCCCGAACTCCCACACGGCGACGGTTCCGCTCGTCATTTGGGTGACGGACGTCGCGGCCCCGATGCCGGAGCCTCCGGTCTTGAAGTGGAGCGCGTAGCCGATTTGGACCGGGCGGCCGGACGTGGCGGGCGGATCGTTGTACCGGCCCTGCTCGGCGCGTTCGAGCTGGCGCTTGAGCCTTTCGGCTCCGCGGCGGCTGATGATGGCCATGATGCGATCAATCCCACACGAGGCCGGGGATGTCGGCCTCGGTGAATCCGAGGACGCCGAAGTCGCGTTCGGGGAGACCGTGGTACTCGCGCACGACCGGGGTGCCGCCCACGGCCAGAGCCTTTCCTTTGCCGTCGAGCGGCACCGGGTCGGAGACGGGGACGCCCCCCTTCAGGATCGGAGTCAGGTGGGACGTGGCGGAGACGACCTTGATCTCCCGCTTGCCCGCGTCGAGGATTTTGCGAAGCCATCCCTTGGCGTTGTACATGAACTGATAGGTGGCCTCCCAATAGTCGCCGTCGTCGGCGTCCCACATGAGCGATCCCGTGATCGGCTTGCACCGGACGGTGAACGGGTCGGCGCCCATCCAGAGAACCGAGTTGACCGCGTCGGAAAACTCCTGTGCGATGCGGGCGTTGAAGGTGCGTTGGCACCGCACGATTTGAAGCATCGGGCGCGACCGTTCCTCGGTCAGGGCGGGCTCGTAGGCGTCTCCGGCCGAGTTGAGGATCGCGGCGCCGTCCTTGTCGACGTCGAGGATCGACTCGACCTGGTCGGACAGCCAGTTAACCTTCAGCCTGCGTTCGGTCGGCTTCTGGGCGAACTGGTTCGGGTCGTAGGGTCCGTACTCGGCGGTGCCGACCCACTCGAGGCCGTTGTCGTCGCGGCAGACGGCGGACATTCGGCGCACGAACGCGCCGGGGTCGGTGTCGCCGTTGACGCTGTAGACCGTGCCGGGGCGGACGGGCATCCCCTGGATGACGGTGTAGGCGGAGTCGTTCTTGTCGTTGGTGCGGAGGAACCAACGGCGGGTGTAGGTCCGTTTCCAGTCCTCGCCCCACGTCCCCTCGCGCGCGACTGGTTCTTCTTCGGCGGAGACCACGGCCATGTCAGAGGACCTCCGCCGCGGGCGGCGTCGCGAGCGTGCGGGCGATGGCCTGGAGCACGCCGAGGGACGCGGTTTGGATGTCGACCGATCGGGACGTGTTCGCGGCGGTCGCCTTCTGGGGCGTGGCGTCCGTCGGCCGCGACTGGTCGCGGAACGCGAGCAACGCCGTTCGGGCCTGTTCGGACCCGACCTCCAGGGCGGCGGCCCGGGGGCTGGTCTTGGCGCCGTCCCCCGCGAGGTCGGCTTGTCCCTTGGCGGTGACCCGGTCGAGGGTTTGTTGGGTGATGAGGCCGGCGTCGAAGAGTTTGCGAAGTTTGGCCTGTTCGGCCCCGAATTTTTCGAGCGGGGTCATCGCCGCTTCGGTGAATCGTTCGGCGTCGGACTTCATGGCGTCGAAGGCTTTGGAGGTCGCCTTGTCCATCTTGTCGGCGGACGCCTCAATCGCGGCGAAGGCCTTGGGGGTTTCGTCGATCTTGGCGCGGGCGGCCTCGGCCGATCGGGCGATGTCGGCGAAGACGGCGCGGGCTTGGTCGCCGTAGGAGGTCTTGGCCATCTTGACGCCGATGTCGGCGGTCTGGCTTTCGACCGTCTTACGCAGTTCGTCGGCGACGGCGGCGAGCGTCGTCGTCGCGGAACTGGCCCCGCCGTCGCCGGTCAGGGCCCCCCACATCGCGTCGAACGCACGGGACGCCTTGAGCGCGGCCTCGACGATCCAGGCGACGGCTTGAGTGATGCCTCGCTGGGCGAAGAAGAACGCGAGGCGAAGGGAGTCGACGATGTCGAGTCCGACGGCGATGGCCTCCATCATCATCTTGACGCCGGACGAAACGACCTCCCCCGCGCCAAGCCCGCTCTTGGCGAGCCCGACGAAGTACTCGGCGGCGGCCGTGATGTAGGGGGCGAGTTCGGCGGCGAGGCGGCCCCCGACGGCGGAGAACAGAGCGCCGATCCGGTCGAAGGCGTCGTACATCGCCCCGATCTGCTGACGCTGGGCTTCGGAGACAACCCCGAAGGATCGGTACTCGGCGGAAAGGCGTTGGATCTCGGCGCCGCCGGCGTTGATCGTCCCGAGGATTCCCGCCCCGGACTTGCCGAAGATGTCCATCGCGAGGGCGGCGCGTTGGGCGGGGTTCTCGACCTTGGACAGTCTGTCCGCGATGACGCCGAAGGCGTCGGCCGAGTCCATCGTCGTGAGTTCGCGGGCGGAGAGTCCGACCGATCCGAGGGCGTCGGCGACGGGCCCGCCTTTCGTCGCGGCGTCTCCCAGGTTCGGGACCATCTTGGCGAGCGCGTTGTCGAGAGACTCGACGTTAGACCCCGTGAGCTGGGCCGCGTAGCGGAGCGACATCAGGTTCGCGGTGGTGGTGCCGATCCGATCGGCGGTGTCCCCGGCGGAGTCGATCGCTCCGGCGGAGGATCGGGCGAGCAGGCCGAGCGCGAGCGCGACGGGCCCGGCGGCCTTCGCGACGCCGACGAGCGAGGTCCGCAGCACGCCGAACGCGAAGGTCGCGCTCTTGACCGCGACGGCGGCGGCGGTCGAGACGATCAGAGCGCCGAGTTTCGCGGCGGTGACGGCGAGCGTTCGGACGTTGAGAGTGAGGACGGCATGAAGCGCCCGGAACGCGAGGGAGACCCCCTTGATCGCGATGCCGATCGGCAGAAGCACGATTCCCAGGGCCTTGAACCCGAATCCGAGGACGCGGACGGCGCCCCCCGCCGTGTTGGCGACGACGTTGAACGCCCCCATGGCCGCGATGAACGGGCGCAGGGGCGTCATCGCGGTCGAAAGCAGCACCGCCAGCAAACCGAAGTTCTTGGCGAGGTAGGCGATCCCCCGCCCGACGGCGACGAACGGGGCGGCGACGACGCGCAAGGCGGCGGCGACGGTGGTCACGGCTCCGGACAGGACTCGGGCGACGATCGACGCGGTCTCGGCGACGATCGCGAACTCGCGGATTTGGCCGCTCACGACGGCGAGCGCGGGGCCCATCGCCTGGTTCGCTTTGGTCACGACCGCCGCCGCGCCTCCGAACCGGCCGAGGACGATCGACGCGGTCTCGACGCGGGACGCGACGTTCGAGGCTCGCTCGCCGAAGGCGTCCACGGACGACGCGGCTTCGATCGCCCGACCTTGGAATCGAGAGAGGTCGGACGACGCGCGGGCCAAATCCTTGCCGAGCTGGTCGGTCCGCGCGCTGATGCCGATGACGATGTTGCCGATCGTGGCCACGTCAAGATCCCTCGGGGCGGGATTGGTTCCGGGCGCGTCCGGCGACGCCCGCGAGCCATGTTTCGAACCCGGCCTTGATTTCGGCTCCGGACTGGGGAGCCTGGGGCCGGACCGGATAGTAGTCGGAGACTCGCGACCCCTTGGCGCCGTGAACGGCGGCGACGGTGTGCGCGACGATCGCGGGGCCGAAGTGGGGGTCGAGGTCGCCCGTGATGCGGGCGTACGCCATCCACTCGGTCAACTCGGCGCTGTCGATCCGATCGAGCAGTTCGCGGACGGTCATCCCGAGGCGGCCGGCCAGCCGGAAGGCGAACAACCGGAGGGGCCGCTCCCTCAGTTTTTTTCGAGATCCTCGGCGTCCTCTTCGCTGATGCCCGACAGCCGCATCGCGACGTCGGCGACCCGGCCGAGTCCGGCGGCGGGCATCTTGTCGATGATCTCGGCGTCGTCGGCGACGAAGATCGGACGAAGGTCGTCGTCGCAGACGGTCTGGACGGCGAGCGAGGCGCGGAACCGGGTGGACTTGCCCGCCTTCCGACGTTGGGCGCAGGCGATTTCGAGCCGGTCGCGTTCGGCTCCGGTCATCGCCCGGACGCGGACCTCGCCTCCCCACTCGGGGACGGACACGAGTTCGGATTCGAGCGTCTTGTTCGCAAGGATCGCTTCGCGGTTGAGCATGCTCGCGCCTGTCTGTGTTGGGGCTTGAACGGACGGAAGGGCGGATCGTAACCCGCCCGCGACGTCAAGACGGCCAGGTCGGGGCCGACCCGTCCGGGGTGATCTCGACCTCGGCCGTCAGGTTGTCGTCTTCCCCGCCGGCGGTCGGTTCGAACCCGGTGACGTACCCGGCGAAAACGACGGTCTTCGTGTCGTAGAAGGTGACCTTCCAGGTTTCGAGCGTCCCGGCCTCGATCGACGTGAGCAACGCCTGATGTTGCGCGGCCGACGGGTCGTAGTTGACCGTGAAGGTGACGGCCTGGTCTTCGGGGAGACCGACGCGGTTGGTCTGGCGGTCGGACGACAGGTTGGTCGTCTTGACCTTCGGGCGTTTGACGCCGGGGGGCTTGATGTTGGTGATGTTTCCCACGGCGGTATAGACGGCCGGGGGCCCGACGGCGGTCCGTCGGGCGAGAACCGTGTCGGAGGCGGGAACGGCGTCGGGCATGGCGCGGGGCTCCTACGGTTGGATCAACCGATCAGAGGGCGAGAAAGTAGTCGATACGGTAGTCGACGACGCGGAGACGGGGGCCTTGGTCGGTCCCGTCGCCGGGCTGGGCGTAGTCTTCGGATTCGGCGGCTTGAAGGACGGTGCGGAAGGTCACGTCGTCGGACGTCGTCTTGGCGAGCGTCGGAAGAAGGACGTCCAGAGCCCGCGCGACGGTCTCGGCCGAGTAGTCGCTTGAGGCGCGGATCATGAACAGGACGCGGGCGACGCGCTGTTCGGTGTGACCCGACAGGTCTTTGCCGCGGACGTCGGACGCCGCGCGCACGGTGACGCTCGGCATCGCCGATCCGCGTGCGGGGTGGCTCGCGGAGACCCGTCCGGCGACCAGGGCGGCGAGCGGGGCGTCCGCCTTCAGGGCGGCGACAAGGGCGGCTTTGAGGCTCATGAATGCAACGTCAGTAGACGTGACAGACTTCGGACCCGCCGATGACGACGCTTCCGCTCGCGGTCACTCCGTAGAGGGCGTAAGGGGACTTGCCGTCCCAGTACCCTTCGCCGGCCTTGACCTCGTATCCCTTGTTCGCCCCGGACGACGTCACGCCCGATCCGCCCACGAAGACGGAAAGAGACGAGTCGTTGTTCCGGAAACTGAACTCGCAACGGTTCTGGTTGTCGGGCACGATGAGCGTCGGCGAGCTGGTGATCGTCGTGTTTTGAAGGGGGCGATGTCCTTGGGCCATCGAAGCGTCTCCGGAAGGGTCAGAAGTGGACGGGTACGCCGATGCCGAGTCCGCCGGGACCGGCGTTGAAGCGGGCCGCGAAGGGAGACGAGGACGACGCGACGGCGACGCTGATCGCCCCGATGTCCCCGCCGTCGTGGGCGGCCCCGTCGTAAGCGGTGTTGGCCGGGGCGTAGCCGTTGCGGGCCTTCGCCACGAAGTCCGAGCAGAGCGTCGGATCGGTCCACAAGCGGAGGAATCCGGCGTACTCCTTGCCCGATCCGCCCTTCGCCGCGTCCCACGTCGCGAGGTCGTAGGACGAGTTCGCGAACGAGGGGGCGGACGTGATGTCCGTCGTGATGGTGACGACGATGGACGTGTCTGTCTGAGTCGACGTCGGCAGGGATCGGGCGTCGACCGAAGCCCAGACGCTGTCCGTCGCCCCCGAGTCGTAAACCTGCGCCTCGCCGTGGATGATCGAATAGGTGGACGTGGCGTCGGGGACCGTGGTCCAGGCCGGGACGACGGTAAGCACCGTGGCGGTGTTTTTACTGATCCGTCGAACCTGCCCGACGCCCGTGCCGCCGGTAATCTTGACCCATTTCCCGGCCGGGCAATTCGTGTTGTTGAGCAGCGTCGACCACGACGCGCCCGAGTTGGTCAGCGTCCCGTCCTTCGCTCCGGTTACACCGAAGTAGACGGAGTTCGCTCCGGCCGTCGCCGTGCCGGAGCCGAACACCAGTTGAACCGCCGTCCCGCCGCCCCACCCCAGCGTGATGTTCGTGGCGGACGTGTACGTCAGCACGAGCGACCGACCGGCTTGGGTGGTCGAGTAGCTTGGATTCCAGAGCGTGACGCCCGCCACGAGCCGCGTCGCGTCCGTCCCGTAGTCGACGCCCGATCGGGTGAACCGGGCTTGTCGGTTGATGTTGGTATAGTTGGACGTGTTGCCGTTGAAGGCGTTGCGGTCCATGAGGGCCACGCCCGGCACGCATCGGACGGCGGTGGTGTCGGTCGGACGGCGGAGCCCAGTCGTCGCGGACGTGATGAGGTTGGACTGGATTTGGACGTCCGTCGTCGAGTGCGTCCCGAAGTTGTCCCCAAGGTCGCCGAGACTGATCCCGCCTTGACCGGTGTTGACGTCGAGCGTGTTGTTCTTCACGACCGCGCCGTCGGTGAAGGCGTGGTGGTTGTACCCCAGTTCAATGTGGGCGCCGTCGGACCCGGCCTGCCGCATGACGTTTCCGGTGATGCTCACGCCCGGCATCCAGATATCGTCGATCGTGGGAGGCGAGTTGACCCCGTGATGATAGTTCGCCGAAATCCAGTTGTCGGAGAGCGTCAGATACGGAGCGTAGTTGACCGCCCGGTGAGCCCGAAGAATGGCGTTGGCCGTGACGACGGCCGCGTTGCCGGACGTCCCGCCCACCGCCGCGATCGACCGGGCGTCGAAGGCCGCGCCCGTCCCGAGATGGACGTTGCTTTGGATCGTCGACCGAGACCACGGCGCCAGAATCTCGACGCCGAGAATGAATCCGCAACCGTGGATGACGTTGTCTTTGACCAGCCAGTCGGACTGGTCGAACGTCCCGCCGTACATGCTGTTCATCAGCGCCCAAGTGCGGCAACGCATGCGGTTGCGTTGCCACGAAACCCACGAGTTGGCCTGGCGATAGGCCATGAGGATTTCGCCGTAGGACGAGTCGCCGGAGCATGAGTCGAAGGTGTTGTCCTCGAATTTGAGGCGGTCGCCCGAAGCCCCCTGGCTGGCCTTCAGACCGATCGCCCGGCGGCAGTAGTAGAAGCCGCAGGCGACCACTTCGGCCAGCCGTTCGACGGCCACCGTAACGGATCGCTTATTCTGGATATGAAGCAGGTAGTCGTCCGCGTTGACGACTTGCCCGCCGTAGTAGAAGTCGTTTCCGCGAAAAACGCACTGGTTCGCGGTGGCGTTTTGCGTCGACTGGATCGTATAACCCAGCACAGATTCTAGTCGCTTGTACGAGGCCGTGAACCCGCCGGACGCTCCGGTCGTGCGGCCGAACACGACGCCCATCTTGTAGTCGACGGCGTAGTGACCGGTGGCCGTGATGTCGTCGATCGTGGCGACCTCGGTCGTGAACGCCCCGGACGGGGAGGTCGCCGAGAGCGAGAGAGAGGAATCGCCGAACGACCCGAGGCCCGTCCCCGCCGCGTTGCCGATCCACGGGTTGTTCAGACGCACCGCGCAGACCGGGCCGACGAGATTGTAGTAGCCGTTGACCGATCGGACTTCGCCCGCGACGGACGTGTTCCAGTTGTAGTTTCCGCTCGGCACGGTCCAAGTGATGCGGGAGCCCGACAGGTAGTCGGACGTGATGTATCCGCGATTGTCGATGAACGACCCGCCGTCGGACGCGAGGTCGACGCTGATCGTCGATCCGGGCTGGGGCTCGAAGCGTCCGTACTGGTTGATCCGTCCGGCGAGATTGGAGGAGCGGTCGAACCCGGCGACCCGCAAGGTCGACCCGGCCGACACGCGCAGTCTACCGTAGGACGACGACGACGAGCCGTTGATCGTGAAGGCGTGCCCGACCCCGGCCGACTTGGAGCCGAGCGTCACGCTCGCCACGCCCGCGTCCCAGTCGACGATCGTCGGCGGATTGTTGGCGGGGACGACGATCGTGTCTCCGGTGACGGGAGCGACGCCCCCGACCCATGTCGCTCCGGCGGATGCGTTGCCGCCCCCGGCGACGGCGGTGATCGCTGCCATGTTTCACAACCCCTTGATGGCGGCGTCGAGTCCGGAGGAGATTCGGGCGATCGCGTCGCGCTTGACCGCCGCCTTCATCCGCTCGTAGACGCGCGTCATAAACAGACGGGCTTCTATGTGTTCGGCGCCCAACTCGACGAACGACCCATAGAAAGTCTTGCCGACGAAGAATCCCTCGCCGATCATCACGACGAGTTTGATGTTGCCGCGTTTGGTCTTCGCGACTCGGAGCCGGATCGCCCGGCGAAGCTGGCCGGTCTCCCCCACCGGGGTCTCTTCGCGGACGGCGGTCAGGACCGGACGCATCGACTCGCGCATCGAGGTCGAGAGCGTCTTCCGCGCGAGGGCGGCGGGGAGCTTCTTGAGCTTGCGGTCGATGTCCGGGACGCCGATCACGAGGGATCGGCCGGTTCCCGCCTTGATGTTGGTCTTCGCCGTCACGACACGAGCACGCGGGCCTGTAGCCTTGCGGCCGCGGCGCACGTGATGTAAAAGGCGGTGACGTTCGTGGTGAATTTGAGCGTGTCGATTCCGACGGACTTGAGCCAGACGTAGGGTTCGCCGGCGACGAGGTTGATGGTGTTGGCGGGGGAGCCCGACGAGTTGGTCTTGATCGTCAGATTCTTGTCCGAGTACAGGATGCACGCTTGGACGTTGGCGACCGTGAAGGCGGCGGCCTGTAACTGGTCGGTCGTGCCGGCGGGGTAGGTTTCGTCGATGGCGACCTCGGTCGACCCGACTTCGACGGGGTTGGCGCGGACGGCGCCCCCGGCGGACGACGCGAGGCCGATCGTCGCGGTGTAGGTGATCGACATCAGACGCGCTCCAGGCAGTAGTAATGGACGAAGCGGGAGGCTTCGTCGTCATTGACGACCGCGACGACGTTGAAGATTCTCGATCCGAACTTCAGGCGGGTCGTCTTCGGGGCGTAGCCTTCGACCCATCGGGTCGTGACGACGTGGGAGACATCGTTCGAGAGCTGTTCGCCGACGACTTTCTCGCGGCCGGTCGCAGGCCGGATCGACGCGTACATCGTTCGAACCGTCGTCCATGTCTCGACCTCCTCGCCGTGGGCGTCGAACTCGGCGTCGACGACGGCGGGCTTGGTTTGGACCTCGACGGCGAGACGAAGAGCCCCGATGGTCGGTCCGCTCATGGGCGGCGTCCGCAGTAGGAGGGCGCGACGAGGTCGCGCACCGTGCGGGAAAGGGCGGCGTCGG